GTCGAGCCGCCGCCGCCAAAGTTGGCGATGACCACGAAGTTTCGGTTGCACGCGATCGTCGTCGCTTGCGGGGCGCCCGACACGTTGGAAAACGCCGTCGTGCCGATTTGCGCGGTGCCCTGTAGCGGGTTGGCCGGATGGCAGGCAAGCGTTGCGTTACCAAACGACGCAAAGCGCCACGGCGACGCCGCAGACGCCGCCGCATAGCCGCCGCCGCTACGCGTACGATCCACGACCGACGTGGTCGCCGGCTCGATGTACTGAATCGTCGTCGTCGTGCAGAAAATTGTCCGCACGTTGCCGATCTGATCGCGGATGACATCGGTCGTCAGCGGCTCGGCGCCGAGCGTCACTGCGTAGTCCCCGGACGAACTCATCGAGAACTCGGGCGCATACCCACGCAGCGTCGGCCGCAGGTTCTCGACTTCCATCATCACGCCAGGGATCGTCGGGTCGCCATCCGGCGCCCAGGCCGCAATCGGAATGTTTGGCGTCACGACGAACCTCGAGGAACGCGAATCCAAACCTCCGCGTCACGCGGAATGCGCGTCCACTCCGACGGCGTCGGATCGGGCGGCGGATCGGGCGGCGTCACGACCGAGGCATCGCGCACCGTCAGCACGATCGACAAGTCGGCGTTGCCCGAGGCGTTGGACGCCCGCACGACGACTGTCTGCGTGCCGGCCGGCCCCGCAATGCTGGTCAACGTCACAACGCCCGTGGACGCGTTCACCGTCGCCCACGCCGGCCCCGATTGCTTGGTGAACGTCGCGGCTGGTACGCCGGGGTTCGTCACTTGCGGCGAAATTGTCGTGGTCGCACCGATGTTCACCGTCGCAGTCGGCGCGGGCTGCTCCCACACCGCTTTCTCGGCAAGCTGCGGGTCCTTCGTAAACCACTGCCCCTTTCCGCCCGACAACCGCGTCAGCCAGCGACCGCGCGAGAAGGTCGGCACAGGCGGCACTACCACGGGCGGCGTCGTCGTGTCCACCTCCAGCAAGTCCAGCCCCGTAATCGGCGGCGGGTTGGCCCGCAGTTGCGCTTCCGTCAGGTTCGTATTGGCGAACAGTTGCCAGTCGTTCGTCAGGTACTTGAGCCGCGAGAAGCCGCCATACAGCACGTTGACGCCCTGCGCGGGCGGCTGCGCCAGCACTTGCGACAAGTACCAATCCCATGAACAGCCGCCCAAGACGTTCATCAAATCGCGGTCATCCGGGCCGCCCGGGTCGTCAACGATGCGCCGCGCGAAGAAGCAGGACAGCGCGCCGACCCAACCCGACGGCACCAACTCGCGCGAGCCAAACGGGTGCCACTGCCAATCTCGCCACTGATTCGGGTTCGACGGGTTGCGCGTGTCGTTGGCGAGCGAGATCGCGCGGATAGACGAACCGCCGCCCTCATGGAAACGCCGGAAGTTCGGTTGCGGCATCGTTGACTGGTTGTTCTCCAGCCAATCGAACGGGTACACCACGTCGCCAAACTGGTCGCCGTAGTAGCCCGTTACCCATTGCCCGTTATTGAGCAGCCATAGCATCTGCTGATGCCGGGCGTGAATGCGGGAATTGACGGCGCTGTTCCCGAGTCGCGCCCGCGTGTCGCGCCACGGACGGCCAGCATCGGCCGCCGACAGCGCGGCTTGAGCGCCCGTCGCATCGCGCATCAAGTGCGCCCACGGCACGTACGATGTCCACCCGGACGGCTGCGCGGTCGTCTCGGGCGGCGACGCACCCGATCCCCAGCCTTGCAGCACTTCCAAGACGCCCGACGGGCCGTCGTGGAAAAGCGTGTTGTCGTCGCGGATGATCGCGATGTAATCGACGGCCATGTCAGACCGCCTTTACCGTGCCCGGAATCCAGCCGACCGCGCCCGTCGATGCGTCTGCCGTCTCGAAAGACGCCCGCAACGTGTCGGACACCGACAGCCCCGCAGGCAGGCCCGAAGTGATCAGCACGCGGCGCGATGTCGCATCGCCCGGTGCCGTGCCCGACTCTGCGGTCAGCGACGAGTAATACTCATACGTGCCGGTCGTGAACGGATCGCGGTTACGCGATACGACCGCCCGGATGGTCCCTTGCGCCGACGGCATCGAGCCGGTGCCGGTGGCCGGGAACAGGAATTCGTAAAGGAACGCAGCGTCGTCAGCGGCTTTCAGCACCAGCATGATGGCGCTGGCAGCAGGCGCCGTGTCGTGATTGACCGTGCCCGTCTGCGTCGTCGTCGCAGTGACTTTCTTGGTCGAGACGTGGCAGCCGATGAACGAGCCGTTTTGCACGTTCAGCCGCTCGGTATAGCCCGCCGGATTCACCGGCACGCCAAACCAACCGCCCGCGCACAAGATCACAAGGTTGTCGGTCTGCGCAAGCGTGCCGGTTGCCGATGTACTGGTGCTGGCCGCGCCGCTGCTGGTGCCCGTCACCGTGTTGGCAACGACGCCACTAGTCGGCACTTTCTCAACTTCGATCAGCATTCCGGTGAACCGGAAGTTGGTCGACGCGACGCCGTTGGTCGTAAACGGAATCGTGAAAGTTGGCGAGCCGGCCGATACGTTGACGCCGACTGCCGCACACACGTTCGGCAGGAAGTCGCCCGCGCTGCGCGTGTTTGTCGCGCTGCCCCAGGTCGCCGAGCCGCCAGACACGGTGCCAAGCAACGCCGCTTGATCGGTCGACTCGATGGCCGATCCGATTACGACGATCGTGCTACCGGCTGCGACTGAACTGTCGAACGACAGCGACAGAGGCGACGCTTGCCCCGTCAGGCTGAACGACTTGGCCTGCTTGACCGCAACGAGTTGGAACGGCATTACGCAACCCTCACAGCGATGGGCGCGGCGCCGTAAGCGATGCGTCGGCTGCGCGCTTTGGAATCCTCGATGAACTTCTGCACGTACGCCTCATGCTCACGCGCCGCCGCGTAGTCCTTGACCCAGCGATTCAGGTCTGCCATGCCGCACTCCACGTACACGTCCGGGTACTTGTCCAGCAGCCAGTTCGTGTCGGTGTCGTTCACCAGAGCGGGGATGCTTGCGTAGTAGAGGACGCGCACGTCAAGGTCGGTCTGCGTCGGGTAGATGCGGAACGACATGTCGGCAATGGTGTAGACGGGCACATGCGGCCGGTACGTGCGCTGCGCCATGCTCTGCAACTGCCACGGAGTGCGGTACTCCAGCGCGTCGTCGCCCGCATAAATCGAGCGGATCTCCTGGAAGTCGTCGGGCAACTCGGTCCACTCGGCGATGACCGTCGTGGTGGCAAGCTTCTCCATCTCCGGCAGACGCAACTCGCGCGATAACCGCTTAGTGGCAAGCTCCACCGCCGACGCGGCACGCCCCGCAACGTCGCTGCGGTTTATGCGCTCGGCAAGTTCTAGCCGCAACTCTAGGTAGTTGGTGATCGCCATGTCAGTCCGTCGCGTAGTTCATGCGCTCGTGCGCGCTGCGCCACGCGGGCGCCATCGGCGCGTCGGCGTAGGCGGGGAATCCGGGGATGCCCGCAGTCCAGTGCAGGATCTTTGCGTCGCTGGACGGGCCGTATTCGTCGCAAAGCCAATTCCACTGGAGCGGCAGCGAGCCAATCAGCGCGTCGGGCAGAAACCGCAGTTGCAGCAGCTCGGCGAGCGTCCAGCGCGCCACCGCTCCGGGCGTCATCTCGCGCCACGCCGGATGCGCGCAGTTGATGAGCATGAGAGACGCCCAGTTCTTGCGCGGGTAGTGCGAGTTACCCGCCTCCATCCGCGTGCCGATGTACTTGCGCTGATGGCGGCTCACGTAATCGTGCTTGACCACCTGCACCGCGTACTGCGGGTCGCGCAGCGCGTCGAGGTCGGCAAGGTCGCCACGGCACACCATGTCGGCGCCGTCCGCGAAGATCGCCGTGCCCGAGAAGTCGCAGAGCGCCGGGATGAGGAAGCGCGACATCGTGAAGCCGTTCGTGCCTTCCTTGAACGACTCGCGGAAAGCCGTTTCTAGCGCCGGCTTGTACAGCGGCATGAACTGCACGGGCACGCTGCTGTTACGCAGGACAGACGACGCAAACACCCACGTCCCGACTTCCTCGCGCGCGTCGTGGCCGGTAAAGAGGCGAATCACTCGGGCATGTCCTTGCTGACTACCGACACCGCGAAGCCACCCGGCATGCGTTGGAACGTGTACAAGTCGAACCGCTCCAGCAGCTTCGGCAGCCACCACTCGGGCGGCTCTTGGATCAGGTGCGCGTTCCTGCCGTCCGGCAACACCTTCGCCGCCGGCCCGCACGCCACCGTAAAGAACCCGATGCCCTTGGTGACGCGCTTGAGATCGTCCAGCACGTCATCCAGGCAGTCCGGTTCGATGTGCTCCAGCACGTCCACGCACGCCACCATCTCGGCCGGCGCAGGCGGGTCCGAGAAGTCCGGGTTGGACGGCTCGTAGGGGATATAGCGGAACGGGTGATTGACCATCCGCTGGTCGCTGATGGCGCGCATCAGGTTCATCCGCCCCGCGCCGTAGTCGAGCAGTTCGCCGACACGGTTGGCGTTGATGATCTGCGCGACCATCGGCGCGTACGTCAGCGACGCAGTGCCGTAGTCGTATTTCTCGTGCATCTGCCGCTGCTGCGAGCGGTACTCATCCGTGATTAGCACTCACCGCCTCCACGATCTTGTCCATCGGCCACTTCTCGTCCTGCGCCTGCCGGAACAGCCGCACGCTGCGATACCAAGGCAGCGTGTCGCCCGATTCGCCGTAGCGCCACTGGCTCACCTTGGAGACGCCCACATACGTCGGCACGCCGAGCGCGCCCGCCAAGTGGATGACGCTGGTCTGCATCGACACCACCGCATCGCACGCAGCGACCAGCGCCGCCGTGTCGTCGTAGTCGTCGGTGAGCATCGCCCACGGGTACTGCACGAGGTTCACGTCGGGGTGTTTCATGTGAAACAGCGCGATGTCGTCGTGCGCGTCCTTCCACTGCAAGGACACGAACAGCGCGTGCGGCATCGCGCGGAACACCGGCAGCAAGTCCTCCAGCGTCCAGCGGCGCCACTTCGCGCCCGTCTGCAAGATGCCGCCCGTCCACGCCACACCGATCACGGGCCGGTTCATCGCACGGAAGTTTGCGCGCCAGCCTTCCGTGCGGATTGGGCACGGCGTCAGGTACGCATCGCCCGTGTAGTCGGCGTCCGCATTGCGGAAATACTCGCCGAGCTGCATCGCCGTGATCGAGGCGTCAGGCTCGGTGTCCTCCGCATCCCAGTCCAGCACCTTGTCGCCGCGCGTGCCGTACACCTTGGCTTGCGGGAACGAGCGTGCGAACAGGCCCACAAGGCGCGGCACCGTGTCCACGATCACGCGCTTGGAGACGCCGATCAAGTCTGGGTAGACGCTCGCTGCGCATATCTCGTCGCCTAGCCCCTGCTCGCCGGTCACCACGACGATCTTGTCGTGCTCGCCGTGCCACTCGCCGGCCTTGCCGTAGTTGTACTGCGGGCGCGCATCGCTTCCCATCGAGAAGCGGTAGTTCTTCCAGCCGTTGCGCCAGTCGTGCGCCGCAAGTTGCGCCAGCCCCAGGTTGTGACGCGCCTTGCGCGACTCGGGGTCGATTCTCAGCGCCCGCTCGGCATAGTCCGCAGCCTTGCGAAAGCGCCCCATCTGCATGTGCGCCGCGCTGATGTTGACGTAGCACATCACTTTTGCGGCTGCGTCAGGCGCCCACGTCAGTGCTTTCTCGTAGCACTGGATCGCTTCGTCCATTCGCCAGATGTTGTCGCACATCTTGCCCATGTTCAGCCACGTGGACGCGTTGTGCGGCATGAGGTCGCACACCCGTTTGGCGACTTGGTAACCGGCACCGAACTCGCCCTGCCGATCAAGGATGTACGTCGCCAGCATCAGCACCCGCGCATCGTCGGGATGCTCCACCAGCACCGGCTTCAACATCGCCCACGCGCGGCCCGTCTCGCCCTTCTCCGCAACCTTGCGGATCGCGTCGGCCTCACGCATGCGTTTTGTCCGTCATTTTCATTGC